AGAGGAAAAAATGACAGCAGGACGTAGACGATTTAGACATCCTCGCTCTCAGGCTCAAAGGAGAGCGAGACATAAAAGATTACATCCAGGAACACCTTTGCCCCGCAGAGGCACAGGAAGGAAAAAATAATGGCAGATGCAGACGAGGAAAAAGACGAGACTCTAGAGGAGGTCCTCGATAAATATGAGCTTTCCAAAGATTATCGCACCTCTAATGAGTTTGAGACGAACCTAGATAAATGGAAGAAATACTACGAGGGAACTTCCGAGGAGACTGAGGAAAGAAAGGCTCAAGATAGATCGGCTATCCTACCTCCCTGGCCCAAAACAACGGTAAATCATCTCCTGGCTCGCTTCATTTTGACCATTTGCGGCCAGAAGCCTTATTTTTCCACAGCCCCCTTGAATAAGAAATCAATCAAATCCTCAAAAATAGCTAACGACGTACTCTTTTTCCAGATAGATAGAGAAAGCGCTTTTTATCAGATTAACCGTTTCGTCCAGTCTGTTTTAGCCTATGGATTTGGTGTCCTCAAAACTGGTTGGGATTTTACGCTGAACGATGTGACCATTAAGAACTGGGACATTAAGAAGTTTTACTATTCTCCTCACGCTGAGGATTTGACAATTCTTCCCTGGTGTATTTTCGAACTCTGGCGAAGTCTTAAAGAAATGCAAGCCGAAAATACGGCTTTTAAGAAAACGCATAAGGGGGCATTGCTCTATGACAATTTGGATAAGCTTGAGGAACGGCAAGCGGCTATACTGGAGGATGACTCGGATAAATATACCGCAGAGGAGAAGAAGGGCTTACAGCACATCCTGGAATACTGGGATGTAGATAAGAAAATCGTTGTAGCCAACAAGGAAACTGTAATTTTGGAAACTGAAAATCCTCTCAAGACTAAAGAATCCCAAGGATTTGTGCCTGCTATCTGCGCTTGTGGTATTCCTAAGCTGGAAGGCATCTTGGGGACGGGTGAGATTGAGACGATTGAGCCGTATGTAAGAGAGATGGCCACCATTAAGAATCAGCGGATGGATAATGTCAATATGGCCCTCAATCCTGTTTTGCTGAGGAATATCAATGTTGAGATTGAGAATGAAGATGATCTCTCTTCTCTTAGACCTGGCCTCCAGGTCAAGATTGACGCTGCTGAGAGCATTGACATTGCTACCGTTCTCGCACCCTTGAAACTCGATTTTGTGACTGGCTCTTCCTATCAGGAAACGGCAATTTTAGAGAGAAACATTCAGATCATAAGCGGTATGTTTGACTATGTTTTAGGAGAAGTCCCACAGCAACGAGAAACTGCTACTGGTATTGCTCGTCTTCAGGCTGCCGGAGGCATACTATTCCGATACAAGATCTTACTGGCTCTGAGAACCGCTTTCACGCTTCTACCTCGTCAGATGATAGCCTGGGATCAGAAATATCTTCCCGATGAATATGTTTATCTTCTTCGGGGCACTAAAGAGGGAATTGAAGAATTTAGAGAAACCAACCGCAAAAGCATTCAGGGCGATTTCAAATTCAAGGAACTTATTTCTGCTCTTGATCCCGATGCAATTAAAGAAGTTAAGAGAGCTCAATTGATGGAAACCCTAAGGATAATTATTCAGGCCCAGCAAATACTTATGGCTCTCCCTCCTCCGATGAGAGAAAAAGTAGAGAAGCTGATGAACCTTGTTCTGGGAACTTTTGATATGCCGGAGCTAGATGAGATATTTGGAGAGGCTAGGCCAGAGGAGATGACACCGATGGACTTGATGCAGCGTCTTATAGAGCAAGGAATGGGAGGAGGAGTTCGGGGGGGAGCACCAGCTCTCAGAGCACCAAGAACTGAGGCTGGAAGAACAGAAGGAAAGGCGGTTGGTGGTTTAATGGGTCGTGAGCTTGGTCGCTTGGGAGGGCGCTAATGAAAAATAAAGAAATTGTCAAGAAGGCTGAAATCTTAGAGGGGGGAATATCTAGCGAATTTTGGAAGGATGTCTCGGATTTTATTAGTCAGGAGATAAACAGAGTTTCTGCGGAGATTATTAAGGGTGATTTTAACGAACTCAAGGAATTGTATTTTTTGAAGGGGCAGCTTATAGGATTAGCAAAGCCCCTAAGCTATCCCAAGAGGATTATCAAACGAAAGAATGACTTGGAGAAAGAAGCAGAGGAAAAGAAAGAGAAAAAAAAGGAGAAATAGTATGGCTGATGCAATTTTAGATAAATTGAAAACTCTAAAGAAGGGCGTAGTGCCAGAGAAAAGGGGAGATGTGGACAATCCGAGGCTTAATGAGTGGAAACCAATTGAGGAAATTATCAATAAGGCAAGGGAGAAATTCCTGGCCGATGAGGACTTGGAACTTGGGGATGTGATCGATGAGATAGCCGATGGCCTCTCTGAGATTGTTAAGCCAACCGGGGAAGAAGAGAACGAGGCAATGGTGAAAGAGATTGTCAAAACGGGGTCTAAAAAATTATCAACTATAGGTGCGGAGGAGGAATAAAATGGCAGAGAACCAATACCCTGGCAAGGAGCCCCCAGAGGGGACACCTCCTGGCGAGGCTGGTAAAGAAGCCGAAAAGAAAGAACTCTTTTTTGGGAAGTATAAGACAAAAGAGGAAGCTGAGAAGGCATTCAAGGAAGGAGAGGCTAAATACCATGAAGGGCAGACAAAATTAGCCGAGACCGAAAGGCAATTGGAGGCTGAAAGACAGAGGACTAGACTGGTAGAGGAGAAGCAAGAGGAGATAAGAAAGGCTAAGACGGAAGAGGAAAAAAAGAAACTAGACCAGGACTTGGAGCAAATGGGAAAAGAATTTGCTGAGGAGTCTAAAAAAGGCCCGGCGGCTATGATGAGGGGATTTCATCGACTGTTTGATGCTTATGCTTCTGGCCAGGGTTTCGTAAAGCGAGATGACCTTAAGCGCCAAAGCGATGCAGACCGAGAGCAAACTAAGATATTCAATAAAGTTCAGGCTGCTCATAAGGAAGATTTTAAGAAGTTAGCTCCTAAAATGGCTGAAATCTGGGCGGGATTGTCCCCGGAGACCAAAATGCGTCCTTCCGAAAAACTCCTGGAGACAGTTTATAAGGCAGCTAAAGCTGAGAATTTGCCAGACGAAGCGAAATTAAGGGAAAAGATTATTGCCGATATGCGTGCTGGACATACTGAAGGTGGAGGAGAAAAACCACCCCCAGCCGAAGAAAAATCGGATGTAGATAAGGTAATAGAGGAACATAAAAAGACAAAAGTGTTTTAAGGGGGATTAGAAAGAATTTTCAATACCCTCAAGGCTACGAGCTCTTCTTTTGAAGAATACCTCTAGCTGAGGCTGAAAAGCAAGGACTAATCTCCATAAAATCTAAATTATGGAGGTAATGAAATGGCTAATACGGCTAGAGGTATAAATGACATCCTGACCGATAGAAGAGTCTTGGATTGGGGGAATAAGCTCGATAAATTAGAGCCTGATGCAGCTCCCCTGTTGACTCTTACTAGAAAGTTAGGCTCAGAACCCGCCAAGAATTTTAAGTATATCTCTTTTAAGGATTCTCCTTTTAAGAGATGGTTCTATCTGGAGACCGTTACCGACCCAGTTACTTTGACTCCTATCACGCTGGAATTGACAGTGGGTGGATCAGAGGATTGTTCTTCCTATATTAACAAGGGAGATCTACTTTATTGTCCAGCAACAGACTATTGGATGAGAGTAACTGATCTATCTGGTGAGGATATTACGGTAGCTATCAACTATGCTGGCTACGGTGAAGGTGGAGCGGACGGAAGGGTCTATGCCAGTGGCGATACGACGGCTCGAACCGCAGGTGAGTCAGATACGCTTTTGGGTGTGTCTAGTTCTGTTTTTGCGGTTCCTAGCACTGGCGATAGAGTCCTCAAGGTTTCCAGTGCCTTTGCTCACGGTGGGCGTTCTGCCGATTCCAAGGTTCTTGACCTCACGGAAACCTATAACTTCATTCAGAAGATCCTGACTTCCTATGAAGTTGATGAGGAAACAATGCTGGCTGCCGTTAAAGGTGAGCCTGAACTGGCGAGACTTCAAGCTCGAAAGGGAATTGAACACCAGAAGGATATAGAGTATCAGCTCCTTTTGGGTGATAGAGACGCAAGAGCGGATGGCAACGGGAAGATGATTTACACCACGGCGGGACTGCTTCACTCTGAAATTGCCACTGATGTCATAGCTACGGCTGATTTTAATGAGCCTGCTTTGTGGAGTTTCATACGCAAAGCGTTCTCAGACAAAATGAGCAAAGAAAAAGTTATGATATCAGGTGGACAGGTAGTTGAAGCAATCGCTAAGTGGACACTGGGGCGAATGGTCATCAACGACAAAATCAAAGCTGCTGTGGGTATGGTTGTTCCTATGTATGTCACTCCTTTCGGGACAGTTGATATTGTCTATCATCCTCTTCTTGATGAGGGTCTTGAGGGTTATGCCTGGGTTCTGGACATGAATCGTCTAAAACTCAAGGTTATGCAGAATACCAAGCTCAAGACTGGTATTCAGGAAAACGATGCTTACGAGAGAAAGGATGAGTTTTGGAGTGA